CATAATTAATTGCCATATTTTTTCACTCTCCTTTTTATTTCTTATTTGGCAATACGATTCTTCCATCTTGGAATGCTGTTGTTCTTGTATCGGGAACTTGTTTCCCGTTACTCCCTGTACTTCCAATCTGTTGGAATCCATTGTTATTTTGCTGAACATTCCCTTTAAAATCTGGAAACACCTTGATAATAGCCTCAAGGGCCTCTTTGACCTTATCTTCAATGATATTTCCCTTTTCATCTGCTAAACCATCTCTATCAATCAGTTTAGCAAGGAATGGGACTTTATCAGGTGATATACCTTCAGCTGCTGCTAAAGTTGATAATGTAGTGTCAATGTTACTGTTTAAGATTTGAGCTTCTAACTCTTTGATTCTTAGCTTGTCTTGCTCATGCTCTTGAGCTTTTTGAGTCTCCTCCTGTGCTTTTTGTTGCTTAAAGGAATTGACTGCTTTATTAAGCTCTTCACCAGTTAATCCCTGTTGTTTTAAGTAACCTTTCAACAAATTATCAGTTGTTTGTGAAGTACGTTTATCAATGGCCTCTGCCATTTTCTCATAATCAATTTGAGGTTGTTGAACTTGCGCACCTGGTTCATTTCCTCCACCATCCGCCCCTTCACCAGCTCCTGGTTCAGCAAATAATTGTAAATTGTTTAATAAAAATTTTTGTTTTTCCATAAGATATAATCTCCTTCAGTTTTTCAGGTGTGGCTCACCAATCTATCAACAGTTTAATGTCTTGTATGACGATAGGACAAAAGAAAAAGGATGCTATTTAACATCCTTCATTTCTTTATTTGATTTAACTTCTTTTACGAAACCCTTACTAATAAGAAATTTTGCTCTCTTCTCATTCATTTCAAGAGTTTCATCTTTTTTGACATACTTATCTAGTTCCCTATCAAAGTATTCATTAATAGTACACTTAACTTTCATGACATGTCACCTATGCTTTCTTTTATTTCTTTTCAACACTCTACTTTTATCACTCTGTTTAGGTGGTGGTTCATAACATTCATAAGTTTCATAAAATTTTTTACCGCAGTTATATTTAAAGGTTACCTTTTTACAACGGCATCCTTTATTTCTATCATAATAATGAATGGTTTTATCATGATTATAGCAATGATAGTGTGACTGTTCTAATAATGTTTGAAAAATATCAGAAATATTTTCTATCACTTCTTTTATTGTTTCAAAAATAGTTTTGCTTAGTTCAACTAAAATTTCTATAAGTTCGTCACTAATAAATATTTTTTCACCGCTTATTAATATTTCCATCTGTTTCTCCTTTCAGGCAAAATAAAAACCGACTTTTTGTCGGTTATAATTCAAATTGTTTTAATTGCTCTTCTGTTAAATCTTCTGGCTTTATTTTTTTACTCTTACAATATCTTATTAACGCACGCAAATTATAAGGAGTATAATTTCCTAAAGGCTCTGTTAAAACTCCCCCAACATCATCTAATGGAAATTCATTTTTTAAAATATCTTTCATATAATATTTTAGCACCCCTTTCATCAATACACATCATCCTATCTCTTGGATTAAATAATATAGCACCTATTTCTTTTTCATAATATTTAACAAGATTGGATTTTGCTTTAAAAACAACAAATCCATCAAAACCCTCTTCATAACTTTGTCTAACTGCTTCAGCAAACAAATGTCCTCCAATACCAGCATATTCCTTTTTCTTGAATAATTTGTTATGTGGATTATTAAATGGAGCAGATTCAACAATATCAACTTCAATCGCTAATAAATCTTTTCTTGGTTTTGTTGCAATTAAGCCTTGAATCCTTTTATCACCTTTAACAAACAATTGACTGACCTTAAATCCTTTATCTTCCTCAAAACTCCAATCAAATTCCCAATCTTTTAATTTTATTGCACTTGGAGTACCCACCTTAAACGTAGTATCAATAAATTCATTGTCACTCAACCTTCTTAAACAAGGTGTAAGCTCATCAATCTCTATATTTATTTTACCATTTATTTTTGATTCTTTAAAGTGTTTATCACTTATTTCTATTATCTTCTCATCTTTCTCAATCCACTTTTCTTTCATTTCTTTTGCCTGCTCAACATTTACAGGATCTAAAGAACCAGTCTCTAAACGTTTTTGTTGTTGAATATGTAGTTTGTTCTTTCTATGTTCTTGCTCTTCTAATGGATTCTCAGCACCATCTTCTTGTAGCTTACCTAATGCCTTTTTAATATCATAAAAATAAGTTGTCATTGTATGCTTACAATTAGGATGAAATAAACCACCTTCTATAGCTTCACTAAGTAAAGGAAGATTTTTCTCTTTCGCTTCCTTTTTTGTACCACCTGAGTAAACATCATCAACATAAACTCTACCTTGCCAAGGTAAACAAGTTTTAGAGCATTGTCCATATTTTGAAACTCTTACAGTATGAACATCATATGCCTTTCTTACATCTCCTTCTGATACCAATTTAGCACGCTTATTAGCTGTTCTTATAGCCATTTCTGCATAAGAGGCTATATTAACCCTACGTCCATCTTTGTACTGTATACAGTTAATTCCAGCTCTTAAAAAGTCCTTTGTGGCCTTGTCTATAGACTGCTGCAAGGTAAATGCTCCACTGTTTGCCATAACCTGGGCATTGAATATTGTTTTTCTATACTGATCATTCACCATTCGTAGCATAGCATGTTCAGCTTTTTCCATGTCCTTAGTTGTAGCTTTGATAAGAGCATTCATCTTATCTTCATTTAAACTAAAAAAGCCACCTTCAAGACCTTGACTTAACGATGACTTTACCTTATTTCCTTTTGCTAATTGATCAAGAATTGCACGTTCCTGCTTAAAACCAGACACCTTATAAGTTTGAGTTAGAAAATTAGCTATTTCTGCATTGATAGAAGAAAACTTTTTTCCAAACAGCTTCTTATTTTCCTTTTTAAAATTCTCTAATGTTTTCAACTGTTCAGCTTGCCACATGGTCCAATTCATACCCTCTGCTTTCTCCCATTTCTGGTGTTTAGCAAGGTTTCTACGCATTGAGGCAATTAGTTCAAGCTCCATTTCTTCAAACGCTTCTCTTATATCATAATCATTCATTAAATACCTCTGATATATTTTGTTTTATAGCCTTTTTTATTCCACTTTACAACTGCATTTGTTAGATCTTTTTGCGTTTTATATACATCATTTCTCATTTCTGCATAACCATCTTTTTCTACTGCTATAAGTGTGGGCTTTTTTGGAATTGACTTTTTAATTTGGGACACCATCTTTTTAAACGAGTCATTATCCATCTGATAAGAATGTCCATTAATTTGTACGATCATCTAAATCCTCCTCAGTACCCTCTTTATTCTCTATATCAACGTTTTCTATTACAGGTTCTTCCATTTCTGCAATTCCTTGTTCTTCTTTGAGACGTTGTATTTCTTTTGCTTTCCAATCATTATCTTTAGAATCCCCGTACAATTCATCAATAGATGCCTCAATGCTCATGATTCCACCTGTCTTAGCCTTAGATATAGTTTCTACGGTTGCCTCAAAACTTGGATTTGCATATTCACCAAATTCAACAGTTACTTCTATATCTTCTGATAGCGCTTTTCCATTATATGTATCATATGACTTCATAATATTGTTGATGAGCAAAGGAATACATTTCTGTAATGCTTCAATGATCTTATTACGAGTATAAAGAGTTGCTTTTTCCTTTTCTCTCTGTGCCTCTGCATTATCTAGTTTTTTTACATCTATTCCTAATGTGCTTGGACTAATCAAGCCTTGCAGACAAGCGTCTAAAGCAGTCATATAGGACTGAATATAATTCTCGCTAGGAATAGCTGGCTGTATCAGTTTGATTTCATTCTTCCCATTCTCACTTCCATCAGGTTTCAAATCAATAAATCGATTATCAAAGTCATTAGCTTTCAATATTTTTCCTGTTCTTGGATCTCTAGGTAAAAGATTTTCAGGAATATATTTAGTTGCTCTACTTGCTCTTACTGCATCCATCCACTGTGAGAATGCCTCGTCTACAGAGTCGAAAGCCCCTTCCTTTGAGTCAAAAATTGAACGGCCTCTATTTTTCCATTTTGTAGATTTGAATATCTTAAATGGAACAGCCATACAGAACTGACCTCTTGAGATTTGGTTTCCTTCACTGTCTTCATCATATTCTGCAAACTTATAATCCAGGATATTAGCAGTTTCTGGAATCGTATCTAATGGAACTTCTTTTTCTTCAGGAAGTCTTACAAGTTTATTTTTGATGTAGCCATATCCATATGTTTCATATAGCATGTAATTTCTTTTATCATGCGTATATTTTGTCTTGAATGTAGCCTCTTTAAATCTTCCTCTTATATACCTTAAGTCAACATCGCTTGACCCATAAAATTCAACTAATGGATAGTCACTTATCGACCTATCAAATGTAATTTTAAAAGCTCCATCACCTAGATACAGCGCCTTTAAAACCGCCTCCTCTACAACATCATTAAGATCATTATCCGTTAAAATTTTATCAAATTCATCTTGCCTTACATTCAATTTCACATCATTCATATCCCTGGTAACAATTGATGTTAATGTTTCAGCAATGATATGTGGCAGTCCTAAATGAATCTTTCTCATTTTCACTTTAGGGACAGAACCCCAGAACATAGCATCATTGGTAAACAAATTCTTATACAACTGTTCAAGTTCATTAGGATCTCCACGCATCCATATTTCATTTTTAATACAATTTGTATCAAAGTTTAAATTTTCATTGATACTTATTGTTGTGTTTGGAGCCTCCTGTATATCTAACCAACCTTTTATCATCTTCTTTAATCCTCCTAGCATATTAGCCTCCTATTCCTATTTCATTAACATGAGGAATAAAACCATACTGACTTGCATTGATTGTATGATCATTCCTGTCTTCTGGTTCATATTTATCATCTTTCCATGAATAAACCTCTAACTCTTTTATATGATTAACACAATGTGCTAAAACAATATAATCATCTGTCTTAAACCATCCTAGCTGTAAATGTATACGGTCAATGATTGTCATTTTCTTCCATGCTCTATTAAAAACATAAACACAAGGATTATTCCTTGCATACTTGTCCAATTCTTTTAATGTGGCCTGATCTGCACTGTCAACATAGACATTCATAGCAAATCCCCACTCTTTTCTGTTTCTCTCAAGAAAAGCAAGGAGATTATTTACAACATCACTAGGTGCAAGTGGTTCACTTAAATCTTTATTGTTTCTTACTTCCTCATCTAGTACAACCAGTTTCCCATTATTAAGAACACCTTGAAAGATAAAAGAAATCGTATCAGGTGTATCATCGCTATAGGCTGTATCCACACCACAACTAAATGTCTTAAAATACAGATTATTCTTTTTGATATATTCTTTAAACTCATTGTAATCAACAACATGTCTTTTTCTTATGAAATTGCTGAAAACTAGACCAGTAGCACGTCCTCTAAGCCCTTGTATTTTGTTCTTATACATCTTTGTACCAACTGGAACTGCCTCTATCTTCTTTTGAATATCCTTTTCTGTTAGTGAAGCATTATCATAAAATGTAAAGTACCAATGTATCCAACCAGGAATAAATGATTCATTAAGTTCATCTAACAATTCTTTTGGATAATCCTTTAAGTATTTTTTAAGTGGTCTACTTTTATTAATAAACTCTTTATAAACTGGAAGTGAAGGATCATCAGGATTGGAAGTTGTCATCATGTATTCACATCTATGTGTGATTTCTCTTAAAAACTCCATGTCACATATATTGACCTCATCAATAAAGACACAGCCCATTTGTGAACCTAGTACCTTCTTCCACTTTACTTTATTGTCATACCCACAGACATAAATAATCTTAGTACCTTTTGACGTATCATACTCTATATGTGGAAGTCTTATCTTCCCTTTACCATTAGAGTAATACTCTGTTACTCCTTTGAATTGAGCAAGCAATCCTAATTCACTGTTGATGATATTTTTTTCAACTGTTCCTAAATCTGCACCTGCAATAACATGGTCCTTTTTATCACTCATAGCAACTCTAAGCATGAACTTAGGTATACCTACTGTTGTTTTACCTGCCGCTGTTGTTCCTTCCAAATATTCACGTTCACAATAGGTAGATAAAAAATCTTTAAATTTTGGAGATAGAACAAGATTACTCATTTATCTCCTCATCCTTAACGGGAACCATCTGCTTGACAAGACTTTCAATGTTGCTGATAGTCTTTTTCTTTTCTTCCTCACTCTCATTAGAAACTTCTATCTTTTGAGTGAACATACCCTTTGCTTTCATTAATCGTTCAGCAGCTTTAGTACGCTCTTCTAATGACGGATCTAATCCAAAAGCATCTTGTTCCTGTCCTCTCATAACTCGTGTAAGATACATCATGATTTCATTTGCAGAAGCAACCTCTGTAGATTCAATATCATTTAGCCACTGCTCTTTAAAATCTATAACATCAGGCTTGTTCATCATTCTAGAAAAACCAGCTGCTGCACTTGTTTCTTTTTTGCAATTCTTAAATACACTTAAATATGCTTGAGTACCATTGAATCCATTCTTGACCCATTCAATAACACATAACTTTTCTTTTTCTGTCATAAAGTATCACCATAGAGTAAATCTTTGTATAAAAAAACAAGGTTTTCTAATACCTTAACCTTGCTGTAACATTCTATTCCATCTCTAGGGTTATCATCATAGATGATATACTTAGTAACTTTTCTACCCGTCTTTTGACTTTTGAATTGTTGAGTATTGATGAAATACTCATATCCACTCATTTTCAAAGCTAACAAAACTTTGTTGATATTCTTTTGTATATTCATTATGATCACACCCTTTCTAATTTTGAGTAAAATAAAAACCACAGCGAGTGTGGTTTTATAAAT